CTACTTTAACTGGATTGATAGTTGAAACCTTACGCCATACCGTTCCGTCGTTAATGTGCATCATTGCGTTTTCGTCAAGCATTACAGAGCCTTTGACCGCGTTTGTAATAGTGTTTAATGCTGCGGTAAAGAACTTTTGCATACCGTTTTTAAACAGCGTGTACGCGTCTGAACGGTCAAAAGAACCTGTACCGTTGCCATAGTTTACAAGTCTGTCTGTAGGGTCAAATACTGTTTCGCTTTGTGGCGTGTAGTCTGTGCCGAACGTACCTCCCGAATGTTCGGCAAACGAACGCGCAAGAGTTTGATTACCCTGTGCGTGTGATGCTCGACCGCTTGCTGTTGTTGCATTTCCCTCTGCGTGTGATGTAGCATCACTTGCGGTTGTATTAGCTCCTTCTGCATGTGATGAATAACCGCTTGCGGTTGTGCCGTTTCCCTCTGCGTGTGCTGATTCCCCACTTGCGGTTGTTAACTCTCCCTCTGCGTGTGATATATCACCACTTGCGGTTGTGTCAGCTCCTTGTGCGTGTGAATTATTACCTGTTGCACCTTTTGTAGTACTTTCTTCGATTTGAAAACTTAAATCTACTGCATCATCTCCAATATTTCCATAATTTGCAGGGTCAGCATCTTTAAGTCTGTAACCTGTTTTACCGTTTTCTGTTACTTTTACAAGTTGACCAGCCGAATCTATTGCATCTTCTAAATCCTGCGCCGTTCCGAAATAACCACCGTTTAAAAGATAATCATCCAAAACTGGTATTGCTGGCTTATTTTTAATAAAGTCGTCCTGCGTGTTATCATTCTGCAAAAAGTCCGCTTGTACGTTTAATTCTGCGAAATTTTCAATATTTGAAAGCTTGTTTTTTTCAGTTGTTGTATAATCGTTTGCGCTCAATCCCTTACCTACTTCTTTATCTACTTTATCCGTAAACAAGTCGGTAAAATTAGACTGAACCTTTATAAACGCGGATCTTAGTTTGTCACCTAGACCGTCATTAGGCTGTGATACGTTAAAATTTTCCTGTGCCATAAGTTAATACCATTGAATTACGTTAGTTTCTCTTTTTACTTCTTCTATTTTATACTCTGGAACTGGATTCAACTGCAAAAAGTCCTTGAATTGTATGAAAACATTGTTTCCTAATTGATTGTAAAGAGCTGAAAGCCTGTTAATTTCGCTTAAATCCGTTCTTTGCTCTGGTTTTATGATACCATTTTGGCTTATCTGGCTGCTGTTTATAGCTATATAGTGCGAACAACTAAAATACGCAAGCATAAATATTATAAATTTATCATAAAATTGTAGATAAAGACCGCTTAAAGTGTCGTTTTCTATATCTATATTTATTTTATTGTACAAATCAACTCCTAAAATTGGCAAAATATCGTTTGTTTGCGCAATGACTATAAACGGTTTTAGCGCGTCCGTATCAATATTACCTGCAAAGCTTGTTAATGCAGGTATGTCATTTTCTGTTAACCAAATTTTCATATCTATTCTGTTTTATCTAGTTCTGTTTCTTCTTTAAAGTCTTTAAACCACGGCTTAATCTGTGCATCTATTAAATCCGTGATTTGCTTAATTCCATCTACCCAATTTTGACGGCGTGGATTAATTTTTTTACGGTAAAATATCTTTAAAGCCATTGAGTACTCGTCTGCATTATTTGAAAAACCACCGCCTTGATTGTTTCCGCTAAATAATATATTCGGCATTCCGTGACCGACTTTAATTTTTCGCTCGGCTTCTTCTGTAAAAAATGTTATATTTTCGCTTAGGTTGCTAGGTGGTAATTTGTCAAATGTTACTGATTCTTCTATGCTGTCGTTAAATGATACCACTACTTTTGCGGTGTTGTCAGTTCCTGTTACGCGGTCCCTTACCTTTTCGGCTTCTGACCTTGCGAGTTCTGGTGTAGCCTGCCTTCCTTGATTGTAGTTAACTATTATAATATCGTGCGCGCTGTTTTTAATATAATTGTCCGCATAGTTTCCTACGCCACCTTCAAACTTTGCAAAAGGTATGCAGCTAAAGTAATCTGGCACGGCAAAAAACGGCTCGGCTGTTGGTTGTCTTACAAGTAGTATTTCTAAATTTTGACCCTCTGTGTATTGGCCTGTAAACCTAGGATATAATTCTGGTCGGTATCTTTGCTTATTATCCCAGTCGTAACTGAACCAATAGCCCTCAACTTCTAAAGTTAATTGATTGTATTTTATCCCTAATTTATAAATAGGAATGTACTTTATTTTTAAAGGTGTTTTTGTTTGTTCATCCCAAATAACCTGCACAGAAAACCCGCCGTAAATACCATCATCTTTACAAGTCAATAATACGTCCTCTGGTGACATATATTGCTTTAGGTTTACATTTCCTAAGCCCTCGTCAATTAAGCCTTCTCCGTACATGTACGTGCGTATGTCGTTAATTATAGAACTGTTTGTTGGGCTATCTTCGTACGCGTCTTTATAAGTAATATAATTTGCGTTGTTTGTATTGTTTTTGCTGTTTAAAATGTAGTCTATTCCTACCCTTGGCTTAATGTCAATCGGTTGGTAAACGCTAAATTTTTCAACTTTATTTTCAAACGTAAAAGTTTGCAGTCCTTTATTTGTAAGTGAATCTTTCATTTTGTTCGGCATAGTTAAAATTTTGTACGCTTGTACCATCTTTTAAAATCTGTATTTTTCCTAAATATAAAATATCTTCACCGCTTTTTAATTCAAACTCAAATTTATCTAAAATTTTAAATTGATCAGGTTGCGTTGTTATTGTAATTTCTAATTTTTGACCCACTGTAAAAGTAAAGGCAGGGTTCAAAATTGTGCTGCCTGTTTCTTTGCGTAAATTTAAAACTAAATTATCACTTTCGGTTGGGTAAATTCTAGGAATTAATGAAAAAATTAACGGCGTGTTTAAAAAAAGTACTTTCATTTTTTTTGGTATAAAAAAAGCCGTACGGATGCACGGCTTTTTGTTTAGTATTTCAGAATTATACCACCGCCTTAATTGCTGCTGCATATTCTGTTAACGCTGCCGAGGTCAACAAGTACTCCCTTGAAAAGTCAGGTTCCATTGTTTGAAAAGTAACGGTAAATCCGTTTAAATCTCCGATGGTCCCGCCTGTTTGGTCGTCAATAGTTATTGCCATAGCGCCGTTCTGTGAGCCTGCTGCCGTAACCGTTCCGTCCTTACGCTCTATAAATAAAACCACTTCACCGTTCAGCAACTGCTTAACATCTGAAACCGTTTTAACTAAGTCGCCCTTTGGCACGTTTAATATGATTGGCAAATTACCAGTAACTCCTTTGCTTCTGTTATCGCCACCGCTTATGCCGTTTTCTACGTAGTTTGCAGTTGTAGATTTTACAGCAAATCTTGCTAAAGTTGTTGATCCGAAGGCCGTTGCTATTTCAGTAACCCCAGTTACCGTTGCTTCTAGTCTGTTTGCAGAATCATATACTCCTACCGATACGGCTAGTATTCCTGCTTCGCCTGATATACAAGCTAATTTTCTGCTTCCGCCTAATGTAACACACATATATTTTTAGTTTAAAAAAGGGCGATTTTCACGCCCTAGTTATTTATTTATCCACCGTAAAGTACACCGTCAGCTTGTGACATTACTGTCGCGTCTAGTGTGTAGATTGTTCTCACAAACATCACATCACTATCATTGTCTACTTTTCCAGTTTCAAAAGAAGCCACGTCAGCGGTGGAATCAGTTGAAAAGAAAATTACGCTCGGTCTGTTTACGTACACAAATCCAACTGGTATTGGCACGAACTCAATCACAACGCCGTTGTAAGATATTACCTCACCTGCGCCTGCGCCTGTAACTAAAAAGTTAACTTGCTGTGATGCACCTACTGCATTGTTAGCAATCAAAATTAGTTGTCTGTGTGCATATGGTGCGTACATTACTGGCAACTCAGCGGCTTCAAAGCTTTCTGGCTTAACTGCTGCGAATATCTTAGCATATTCAGCGGCTATGTTTGCAGCCGTTACTGTTGTTCCTGTTACTTTGCGATATTCACCTAAAGCGGTTTCATCAAATAGCACTCTAGAAAGCACACCGTCTACACCTGCTGCATCAGCATCGTAAGCTGCAACAGCGGACTTAGCGGCTGCGGTTATAGAACCTTGACCTGCACCTGCGGTTAATGCTGCAACTGCTGTCTTTGTAGCTGCTGAAAAGCCCGCCCAAAATTTAAGTTGTGCGTCCTGTGATGTCTTAGGCGCTGTAAGTTGTAGTACTTGAGTGTTAAACTCTGAACTATCAATGTTCAAAGCGCCTTGTGCCATATCACGATTAAAACGTGATTGTCTTAAGGCTTCCATTTTAAAAGTGTACTTGTACTCTATTTTCTTTGGATTAGCTACACGGTCTTTTAAAAGTGGTCCACCTGCGGAATTTAGCCTTTCGCCTGTGTAAGCTTGGCCCACAACATTAACAGATGTTTCTGTTATAATAGTAGACGCCTTTACATCATCTGCGAAATTTACAAGTCCTTTCTCGACTGTTTTGTTAAGGAAAAATATTTCCTGTATAATAGGTGAAACTGCTTCACCTCTGATTGCGATTGGGCTATAAGTTATTGCCATAGTATATTATTTTTTTATTGGTTTTTTTTTGATTCTCTGTACTTCTCTAGTGCAGTCATTTTTGCAAACTCTTTTTGCTTTGGCAAATTTTGGATTGCTAGTTTTTCAGCTTTGAAAATTGCTAAATCCTTTTCGGCTTTTGCCTTTTGGGATTTCATAGTTTCTAAGTCCGCAGAATCCTCAACTTCTTTAGCTTCCATACTTGCTAGCTTTTCTTTGAGGTCCTCATTCTCTAGCAATAAAGCATCGTGCTTCGCTTGCAGTTCAATCATCGCTTCAACTGTTGGACCATCTTCTTCTAACAGAATTTCATCCTCCATTTCTTCTTTGATTTCATCCTCCATTTCTTCTTTAATCTCTCCGTCTAATGCGAAGAAACTCATCATGTGATTAAAAAAGTTTTCTTTTTTGTCTTTTGTATTCATATTTATATCTGGGTTAATTAATTCATAATCTAAAAATGCTTCTAAACTGATTCCGTCAACTTCGCCTGTTTTAACAAAGTTTTGCCAGACATCGTCATTTTCAATTTTAAAGCCTAATATCAAATCGCCTGCCTGCACATCTTCCATTAAAAGGGTCTTGCTTTTGTCCTGCTCTGGGTTTAATACAATCCAGCTTTCAATCGGGTAAACACCTGTAATTGATTCATCCGAATGGTTTAAACTCATTTTTGCAAGCCCTTGGTTATTGCTTTTAAAATAAGACTGCTGCATCTTTTCAACTTCTTCTTCGTCAAAAGTGATGTAGCCTGGTTCGCCGTTTATATCTTTACGGAATATTTGCTTATTGGGGCGCATTGCAACAGAATAAATAATTCTTTTTTCTTGGTTGGCAAAGAACACTGGGGTTAAAACCTCATCAGTAAATTTAGAAAGTTTAGTTTCAACGGCTGCACCTAAAACTATTGAAAAACAGTTCACATCGGTTCCAGCTTTTAATTTTGCTTTATAAACTTTCATATATGCAAAGATTAGACTAATCATTTTTTAATATTAAAAAGTGGCACACAAAAAAACCACTACGATTAAATAGTGGTTTTAATTAACTTTATTTTTTATTGAAGTACTGGAAAAGCGCTTCGCTTATTATTTCGCTTATTGAGCATTCCTGCCTTTTTGCTTGAAGTCTTAATTTTAAAACTATCCACATTTTTGGATATGCGACTAATCTGTTTTCTTTTTGCATT